GTAAATAAAGAATTTTTGAAAAGAAAATTAAAAAATAAACTTTCAAAAAAAGTATTTATACATGATTATAATAGAGAATTTACTTTTACAATAGATTTTGGTAATGATTTAACCTATATGGTATATTGTGAGGAAACTGGTCGTAGTGTAGAAGATGATAAATGGCAACGTATAAAAGTTATACAATCTCTTGGTGGATTTGACATAGGCTGGAATAAAGAATTTAAATGCCCACAAGATGATTTAGTTTGGTGTGATGACCAAGAAAAATATATTTATGAAAAGAATTAAAGACACAAATGATGAATACCATTCGCACAAATCAATAAGTGCGAGTGGTCTTAAAACTATCTATAAGAAATCAGTATATCATCATCTTAATAGTGTATTTAAAATGACAGATGCTATGAACTTTGGTAGTGCAGTTCATTCAGCATTGCTAGAAGATTCTAATGATATTGCAGTTCTTCCTGAATTTAATGCAAGAACAAAAGAAGGCAAAAAGATAAAACAAGATTTCTTTGATAATAACAAAGGAAAAATTATAATTAAACAAGAAGAACAAGAAGCTATAGAAAAGATTAAAAAGAATTTCAATGGTCATAGTTTGGCAAAGAGTTTAGTTCAACGATTAACAGAAACAGAAGTTTCTTATTATGGTACAATAGATAAAGTGCCAGTCAGGGTGAGACCTGATGGTATTAAAGATAATGATTATATTATTGACATTAAGACTACAAGTGATGCTAGTCCAAGATTTTTTAAAAGTCAAGTATATAATTTTGCATATCATCTTCAAGCGTGTTTCTATAGTGAGGCACTTGGATATGACCCAGCTAAATTTAGATTTATTACCATAGAAAATAAATACCCATATACAGTAGAGGTATTTGCTATGAGTGAAGATATGATAGAATATGGTAGAGATGCTTGGAGAATTGCTTTTAATAGCTGGAAAGAATATTTAGAAACTAACAATGTTGGAAGTTTCTATTGGGAACAATTTAATAAAGATGGAAGTTTAATATTATGACACCAACAACAGATGATTTATCACAACATGAAAAAAGAAAATTGTTTGGAAGTTACAACACAAACAAAGTAATAAGAGCAAAGATAGATGCTCTTATGCAAGCGATGGCTAATCTTGAATGTACATTAGGCATTGATAGTACAGATGAAGAAAGAGAACAAGTAAAACAAGAACAGCTTATATATCTAAGCAAGATAAAAGAACTTGACCCTATCAAATATGATGTATTAAAAAAAGTATTATGACACAAAAAGAATTTGACAAATTAGTAAAACAATTAAATGAATACTCATTTGATATAATGGCAAACAAAAGACCTGAATACACAAATGAAGATGAGGATGTATTAAATAATTTTAAATCTACAGCAGAAAGATTGGACACATCTGAATTAAAAGTGTGGGCGACATTTTTTGAAAAGCAAGTACAATCTGTGTATGCACATTTAAAGAATGCAAATCTTAAAAAGTCAGAGCCTATTCATTCTAGGTTTTCAGACATAATCAATTACTGTTATTTGGGTTATGCATTGTTTGTAGAAAGAGATGGTAAAAAAAAGAATAATTAAAATTGTTGCAATTATCTTAGTAGGTGTGTTATCTTTATTCTATGTCCGGAATGAAATCACGAAGAAAGGGTCACGATTACGAAAGAGCAATACGGAAAGAATTTAGAAACTTTGGATGGAAGTTTTGTGAAACTTCTAGGTATGCATCTAAGATGATTGACAATGCTAAAATAGATTTAGTAGGAACTGACCCCTTTGCAATTCAATGTAAGGCTACAACCAACAATCCTAGCTATCATAAGATACTAGACCAAATGAGACCCAACAAACCATTGTATAAATTAATCTATCACAAAAGACAAGGTGGTAGGGAGTATGTAATTATGGAAAAAAATGACTGGTTGGAGATTCTAGAAATGCTCACAGATAATAATATTATCAAACCTTATTAAAAAATATTTTAAAAATATTTTGTATTTATTAAAATTTTTTTTAAATTTGATTATTGTTAAATTAAAATAATAAAAAATGAAATATTTAGATGAATTAGTAGAATATACTTACTTTGAAAAAGTAGAAGATGGATTGTATTATGTTTCTTTAGATGATAGTGAAAGCAAAGAGCCACAGTCAGCTAAGGGAATGTTAAAGGTTTTGCATTTATCAGAACATTATAAGCCTTTATTAGACTTGCAAAAGCAAGGTAAATTAGAAATGGTTGTAGATGATAGGGCTTTAGTTGTAAAGTGTAAATAATGAAACATTATAGCAAATTTATAAATCAAAAAAAAGATTTACAAGTAATGAAAGAGACTTGCAGACAATACATAGAATGGTCAACAAGTGAGTTTGAATCAGATATGTGGGATGCAGTAGAATCTAAAATAAATAACTTAATTAAATACTATGAAAAAGATAAGTGAAATAATACCATTTTCTGATGCACATAAGCAATTAGAAAAAAGAAAAAGAGATACAACAATAACAGAAGATGTTGTATCAATGAAAACTCTTGCAGAAGAAATATATGAAACAAGAGCAAGTAGATATTCTAAGCCTATTTGGTTTGAAATACAGAAAGCTGATAATCCTGACATTTGGGATTCTCACTTGTCCTATTTAGATATTGATACAGATTGTGAAGCAGTTAGTTTAAAAGTAGTTGCCTACATAAAACATGATGAATGATGATGTATAAATATATAAGAACAATTATTAGAAAGTTTTTTAGCATTTGGTTATGCACTAGAAATAATTGTTATAGAACAGTACCTAGAAAAAATGGTGTGTGTAAATTTTGTAAATAAAAAAAAATGAAAAAGAATATAGAAATTATTAAAGGATTTTTATTCCTTACAGTTTTGTTTTACTTGTTGTGGTTTGCTTTAATTTTAGTATCATGAGTAGTCCAAGTAAATATATTACAATGAGAAGTGTAAATGTCCTTTGGAATCATGAGAATGATATAATTTTTGAAGGTATGACTGAAACTGATGAACTTTACAGCATCAGCTTACCAGCAAATGAAATTACAGATTCTTTAGATTATATAATAGAAAGAAGAATTCAGTATATTACATTAGAAAAAAGAAGATTAAACCAAGAACAAAGACAACTAAAAGCTAAATTAAAACTATGCAAATCTCTGAATTGATAAAGAAACATTTTCTAGATAGTTGTTCAGACAATATGCATGATTTAAAACATAGAAGAGAAATAATTGAAGTATATAAAGAACAGCTTAAAATATTAAAGGATTTTATTAAGGTAGAAGATGACAGTTTAAAAAAGTTAGAGAATGGGATTAATAAAGCATCCAAACAGAGCAAAACAAATAATTGATTTTAAAGGTGTACAAAATGGCAAAATACATCCATCAGATATTGATGCAGTTTTAGAATTTGATTCCAAGTATTTATTATTATTTGAATTAAAAAAAGTAGGTGTTAAAGTCCCATTAGGTCAGAGAATGATGCTAGAAAGAATAATAGATGCTTGGGAAGATTGTGGTAAGATTGGTAGTGTTGTTTATTGTGAACACAATACTATGTCTCATGAGACAATATATTTAAAAGACTGCAAGGTAATTGGATTATATAACAAAGGAGAATCTAAGGCATTTAGAAGTGATTTAACAGAGTTTCTCTTTATGTATGGAGAAAAGTATAACATTGAAAAAATATTAGCTTAAAATAGCTATCTTTGATTTTTCATTTTTGGGCTACTCTTATGGGTAGCCTTTTTTAGTTACTTCTTCTAAAGTATGAATATTGTAATAATGGGTCAGCACTATCTTCAGGTCTTGAATCAAAGTAACCTCTAGTAAATGATACATCACTAAATGCAGTAAGATTTGTTTGATTAGGTGTATGTGTTCTTAATTTGTATCTATTCTTTGCAATATTATATTCTAAATTATCTATAGCAGTTTGGTCAGTATTATCAGGCATTGTAGTGAAATTCATCTTTGGGAATGTCAACATAGTAATAGGTGTTAAGAATCCACTACTATCTTTTATTTTTCTATATGTACCTTCATATCTACCATTGTTTGTACTAACATCAGACAATCTTAATCTACACATCAATATTTCTAAATCTTCAGCATAATTATTATCAAAGTGTTGGTAGCTTGTTATATGACTACCAGCACTATTTACAAGACAATTTGAGTATCCAGTATCTTCTATCTGACCGAATCTTAAATCAAATGGTGGTACAACCCCACTATTATTTCTATAAGTAGGTTCTGATATTTTTGTAAGAGTAGAATAAAATTCTAATTCAGTTGTAGAAGAAAATTCTATTTGGTCTAAATACAATCTAAAAGAAGTGCCACTAGGAAAGTTAGCTTCTTCAGGCTCATAGAGTTCTACATATAAAGTACCAGTAACTGGTGGTGGTGTTAATGTAAAGTTATATCTTACCCATTCATTTGCAGTAGAACCTCTTATATTATTAATAGTTGTAGATGCAGTTTTCCATTCATTGTCAATAATAGAATAATAATAATTACTACCAGTAGGTGGGTCAACATATATTTTAAAGTAAAAAAAGTAATCTAATAAATTACCATCATAAGTTGCTGGTTGGTCAGCTTGTAACGCAAAGCTAAATTGTGTATCATTAAAAGTATTACTAATACTTGCAGAACTATTTGTTGCAATTATGTTAGATGCACCACCACCACTTGTGTCATTACCAATGTGTAAAAAACATTTGTTAGCTTGGTATGGTGTAATGCCATAAGTAGCAGTATCTTTATCTATTGCAAATGTTGTAGCAGTATCAGTTATTGACCATGTATTAATTGCATAAGCATCTGCTGGAATAGAACCTGATGGTGCTGATGTACTTTCAAAGTTACCATTTACAATTAAATCAGTTAATGTGTTTTTTATATTTACATTAACTCTATTTCTAATAGCTGGTCTCCTAATACTTTTAGACAAGTCACCATTTAAAGGTTGTATGGTATCAGCATTAGTTGTACTATTAATATTCTTTACCACCTCACCATTAGTTAA